TTGACTAACTTTGTTCATAAGACAGTCAATGGTTTGAAAAGTCTCTTAGATGAAAAAGGAGCCATTAAATTGTTTTGTTCAGAAGGTGACATCATGGAGTTCCTTGTTACTTTTTCACCGGACAAAGCAACCCTGAATGACATTCAAAGCTTTGAGGCTAAACACCAGCTTACCCTTCCAGAGGATTATCAGAAGTTCTTGACACTACATAACGGTGCGAAAATCTTTCAGATACTTGCTGATGGGGAGAATATAGGTGGAGGACTTTATTTATTTAGCCTTGAAGAGATTGAAGAGGAACTAAAATATGAGGGTTTATTTGAAGGTATCAATGGCATCCCAATTGGTCATTTATTAGAAGGTTGTCATTTGGTGATCGACAAAGATAAATTGGATAAAGGTGATCCCAACTATCTTTTTATATTACAATTAGGAGAGTATACACAATTAAATTTAAACTTTGAGATATTTCTAGATCGGTATATAGAATCCAATGGGGCAACTTTTTGGGAATGGCGCTACTATACCGCAGAAAATTATTATAGAACACGATAGCACTATGTATAAGACAGTCAGATTTGGCTGTCTTTTTCTGTTATTCAAATAGTTGATTGTGGTAAAATTTACATAGAGCAGGATAGGAAGGAGAATGATATGACGGTATTTGAGGCTGATTCATTGCTCTCTGAAGCGGATAAAAGAACCAAAGAGTACAAGGAACTAAGGTCACAAATGGTGAAGCTCAGAAAAGCGTTTAAGGATGTAGCTGACCTAGATGACAGCGAGTTTTCCGGTAAGGGCGCAGACAACATTAAAGCATTTTATCAAGATCATGTCGGTGTTACCGATCAATGGATTGATTTAATTGACATGAAGATTGCTTTCTTAAGCGGCATTTCTGCAAAACTTGAAGATGCCAAGATGTCTGATGCTTACATAGAAGAGTCTTTTTTAGAACATGAACTTGTAAATGCATACACAAAATCAAAATCCATTATGTCTGAACAGAAAAAGGCAATGAAAGACATTCTGAATGACATCAATGATATTCTTCCCCTTGAAATATTCTCAACAGAAGACTTCAAAGACAAACTTTCTTCTGCAGATGACAAACGTGAAAAAACAATCGATAAGCTAAACAAGCTTGATGAGGATTTAAAAACGGAGTACGTAGAGACCGAGCCAAATGAACAATTTATTCAGCAAGATTTTAAAAAGCTGCAGGAGTCAACAGGCAAAGGAAAAAACGCCACTCCGATTCACTATAACGCTAAAGCGTACAGAGAAAGTGACATACATAAGAAAAAAGGCGATATTGAAAAGCATTCTGAAGCTTACTTAAGTGTGAAGAAAGAAGAAGCAAAGGAACGTGAAATCAAGGAATTAAAGAAAAAACTTAATGACGGTGTATCTGACCCAGATGAGTATTTAGAGATTGCTAAGAAGGTAGGCTATAAGAATCTCGAGCCGGCTCAGGTTCAGCTTGCTGTACAAATTGAACAGGCCAAACAGCTAGAAAGCGCAGGAGAAGTCACATGGGATATCGTAAAAGGTGTAGGAGTAGGTTTATATGATGTCGGAAAAGACACATTAACCGGCTTATGGGACTTCATCACCGATCCAGGAGAAACATTGTCAGCGCTGGGCAATGCAGTTATTCATCCAGTTAAAACATATGATGCAATATCTGCTGCAATTGAAGAGTCATATCAAAAGGATATGGTGAATGGAGATGCCTATTCAAGGTCAAGATGGGTAACGTATGCAATTGGCTCAGTGGCTGCAGCTGTTGTCGGAACAAAAGGTGCAGGAGCCATTAACAAAGCTGATGCAGCAGGCAAGGTAATAAATAAAGCTAGTCAAGCAGGGAAGAAAATTAAGGACGTCAAGATTCCAGATTTACTGCCTTATAACCCTAAGTACGATCTTGCTATGGCAGGGGACGTGCCATACAATGTAGTGGATGGAGAAAACTTAAAAAATCAGCTAATGAGTTTTGCTAAAGGGTCAGATAAAGAAGTAAAACCTTTCGATGTCGTTGATTATAGACCAAGTAACAGTCCTTTAGAGAATCATCATGGTGTAATGGACGTATGGGCTAAACACAATGTTCCGAATTATGTGAGTAGAGGGAGTAACACACCAACAGTAGCTTTAACTAAGGAACAACACAACGCTACCAAGAAAGTATATAGAGAATGGTTGTTCGAAAAAACAGGGAAGAAAGTTGGCGGCAAAGTAAACTGGAAAGAAGTATCCCCCAGAGAAATACAAGAACTTACTGAGAAGATGTTTGATGCTGCTAATGTTCCTAAAGAAGCTAGACAGCAATATTATAACGCATTTAATCAATACAACTTTAGAAAGTAGGTGCGGACTTGAGCATTGATATGTTAATCAAGAAGATTGCTTCCACATCAGGCTGTCGGCTGTTTGAAGCTGATGGTCTCCCAGTAATAGACGAGAAGCATCAACTACCAAAAGATATTAGTGAATTTTATGAACAATGTGGTGGAGCAGTTTTATATGAAAATGCGGATTATCCAATATACATAGTACGACCAGCTGAGTTTGAATTGGCTAATCCCATTATTGTTGGGGAGCTCTGTGAAGAAGACATTTCATCCGAGTGGTATATTGTTTGCACTGATGGAAAAGGTGAATACCTAACAATTGACTTAAACGAAGAGCGAAAAGGGAAATGCTATGACAGCTTTTTTGATCGACATGGAATAGTCGGCGAAACACAGGTGATAGCAAGTTCATTTACAGATTTAATACAGCGACTGCTTGAGAATAAGGGTAAACATTGGTATTGGTTAAGGGATGATTATGTATCACTAGGCGATGCATATGATGGCATAGAAATTGAATAATCTATTAAACAAAAGTATTGCAATTGTTCATTGCTAAAGATGTGCAATGCGGAGGGGATTAATATGAGCTTCAATAATATCAAACAAAAGTTGAAAGAGTTTTCAATTGTTGCAAAAACAGATCCCAGAATCAATAAAAATGAACAACTCAAAGAAATTGAAATGAACATAGGAAAACAATTACCTTCTGATTATAAGGACTTTTTGAAGAAATATGGCGGCTGTTATCTAGAAAGTACAAAAACAACAGATGAAATTGAGTATGACGTTTGCTATAAACCTTTAGAGAAAGATCCTTGGATGGGCAAGGGCGATGATACACAATTGTTAGAAGGTTTTTATGGTTTAGCGAACGATCATAACAGTCTTCAGAAAGCAATCGATACATATTCTGATCGCTTTCCTAGAAATATTATTCCTATCGCAAGCTCTGCAGGCGGGAATGAAATATGCATGGATATCGATAATGGAAAGATATTGTTTTGGGATCATGAATTAAGTCATCCCGACAAAGACTTTTTCTTAATTGCCAATTCGTTTGAGGAGTTTGTCTTCAGTTTAGTTGATGAACCAATTGAAGCTGATAAAGAAGATGATGGAATTCTGTATATTGAATTAGATGATGACTTACTAAGCAGTTAAGAAAACGTATGGAAATAACTGGAGGAAAAGTTAAAATGGCAGTTACTTATTGGACAGGGGAGAATCTTACACTGCGAGCAATTCAACCTGAAGATATCGTTATATTTGATTCGTTAGATGATGAAATTCTGCGAAATATGGACTCGCTACATTTTCCTCGTTCAGCTAATAACATGAGAGAATGGGTAGAAGAACAATTAGAAAAAGATGAATTCCGTTTTATTGCAGTTGATAGTGATAATAATATAGTAGGTATAATTGAAACCTTTGACTGTGATAGGAAAAATGGTACCTTCGGTTATTATTTGGCTGTATTCGAGCCATATAGGGGAAAAGGATTTGCCAAAGAAATGATCTTGATGGTTCTTCGCTTTTTCTTTTTGGAACTTGCTTATCAAAAAGTAAATACAACTGTTTATTCTTTTAATAATCCATCCATACGATTACATGAAAAATTAGGTTTCATGAAAGAGGGACAACTAAGAAAGATCATTTTCACTAAAGGTGCCTATTATGATGGTATTTGCTTTGGAATGACAAGAGAAGAATTTGAACTGAATCATGGATAATATCACTTGTGCATCGATAAAGTACTGGGTTCCAATAAAATAATGGTTTTATCCATAAAACAAAAGTTTTGCAAATTATTTCAATGGTTTTACTTAATGTGTTATAATCAGAACTGTAAGACATTTGATTGGTTACAGCGTATTTCTTTCTTAAGAAATGCATAAAATAAAAAGAAGACCAGGGGTGCGCCAACACCCACAGGTCATTATTTGTACTAAAGCTGCCCACCAAAGGGCTTGCTCAGATCTATCGAATAGACCATCCCTTAAACTTGTCCAGGGCTCAAGGGGGTCTATTTTTTTATATAGGTCAACAATGCAATTATAAATGACCCAAATCCAAGCATGAGCACTAATACTTGAAATGTTGACATTGGCCTCACCTCCTCTGTTTGAGACATGGAGGTGAGCAAGACTCCCTTGAGAGCAAACTTTTATGTACAGGAAATATTATACTATACATAAATGTCATTGTCGTTAAAAATTCACAATAAATTGACAATATGAAAAGAATTTGCTTTAATGCAGGTTTCTTTTTTATTTCAAATATTAAACAATATCCTTCAATTGACGATATTTAACATGTAAACTTGTACCAAGGAGGATTTAGGAATTGAAGAAGAGAATTACATATGCACTGCTTGCTCTTCTAGCAGTTGTTGCTTTCGCTTTCACTGATTCATCAAAAGCAAAAGCGGCAGAAGCATTACCACTCTACTATCTACAAATTACTGGGATTACATCAGACGGAAACGATTTTGCTTGGGATAACATCACTTCTAGTCAAACCAAAGCGCCAAACGTTTTGAAGGGGAATAAACTATATGTGAAAGCTCGTTTTATGGGTTATACCAAGTTAACAGTTATCACAGGCAAAGACGGTAAGAATCTGTTGTATAACGGCACAGCTAAAATGTTTAAATCTGATGCTATCCTTGGTCAAAATAAGGTGGTAATAGGCTGGGATAAATATTTTGAGATTCCCATGGACGCACTTCAAGATAACTCTATACAGATTAAGGCATTGAGCTCAGGCACTACTTTTGTTTACAGTCAAAAAATTGATTTTGAAAGAGAGTGAACCAGGTGATTAGTACTTCTAATTATGATGTAACTAAAGATCCAAAATTCTTAGCTTTTTGTAGCTTAGCAACAGAAGGGTATGGTCAGAACAATACTCAGCAATCTTCCATAGGTTTTAACGAGTTTTGCGAAAAACTTGAGAAAAATGAGATCGTTAAACCCGAGAATAAAAAAAGCACGCTTGATTTGAATAAGTCTTTAGAAGACTGGAAAATGAGATTTACTGCAGGCGGAAACCTTTCTACAATGGATTCGCAGGTATTAGATGTTATCAAAAAAGCTTATAACTTAGGCATGGTTAATAAAGATAATATGCTATTACGAAATGAAGCAATTAATGCTTATAGAAATTCTATTTAAATAATGAAAACAATGCCCAGCTTAATAAAAATGCTGGGCGTTTTACTTATTGGGGTTATTTGCATTCAAATGCTCTCGATGTTCTTTCTCCAATTTATTAATATCATCTTTTAATATATAGATCTTATATTTTTCCTTTGCTTCTCTAGACAGATTATCTTTTAAATACTCACGGAGCTTTGCTTCACTTTTGGTTTGATCCATGCCAATTGTAATTGCCGGATCTGTTTGACCAATTTGCACACTGAATATACCAAATTCATCCCGAATATTATCAATTACTTCCAAAGGGGACTTTTTATTTGCTTCGATTAAAGTAATACCCGACATAATCAAAGCAGGAACTAAGACCAAAAATCCGATTAGCCTTTTCTTCATTAACCATTACACTCTCCTTCATGGAAAAGAATCCCTCCTTTATTAATACTACGCAAATCATCATTGACCTTTATATTTTATTACCAACATTTACATCGAACTTTTGTTCTGGTTTATCTTGAATAAAGAACGTTTGTTCTGTTAATATTAGATCAATAAAGGAGTGAGTCGATATGCTTAGGGATCGAGGAACAATCAAATGGACATCAATGATGCTTCCAGAACATTTAACACAACTTAAACAAGATTTGATTGATGGATCAAAAGTTGAAAAACCATCCTTAGATGACCAACAAATTGAAGAGATGGATCTTCTCGTCTCTGAGGCACTTGAATTTAATAAAGAGTTGAAATTCAAACTCTTTAACAATGGATTCGTTGAAAATGTCAACGGCAGAGTCCATTACATTAATTTTGAACAACACAGGCTTCATGTAAAAGATCAGCATGACAAAACAGTATATATCAACATGAATAACATCATAGGAGTTACATACAATGATTGATTACTCACAATTTCCACGTAAGAATATACTTTGTGTCGATATGAAATCCTTCTATGCTTCTGTATCGGCTGTAACAATGGGACTTAATCCTTTAACATGCTACCTTGCAGTTGTAGGAAATACGGAGAGACAGGGAAGTGTAGTGTTAGCTGCATCTCCTGCACTTAAAAAAGATTTTGGAATCAAAACAGGATCGAGACTATTTGAGATACCTGAAGATCCAAGAATACACATTGTAAATCCACAAATGAAGCTTTTCATCAGAGTTTCAACTGAAATTACAAAGCTGTTTTACAGATTTGTTCCTGAGAAATGTGTCCACACGTATTCAATTGATGAATCTTTTTTAGATGCAGGAAAAGAAGATCCTGAAGAAATGGCCAAAGCAATCCAAAGCAGCATGTGGAGAGAATTTGGTTTGATGTGCACAGTTGGTATTGGAGACAATATGCTACTCAGTAAGCTTGCACTTGACCTGGAGAGTAAGAAAACAAAGAGTGGCATTGCACGTTGGAGATATGAAGATGTGCCAAATAGACTCTGGAAAGTTCGACCTTTGTCTAAAATGTGGGGGATAGGAGGGAGGATGGAAAGAAACCTAAATCGGATGGGAATATCAACTGTAGGTCAGTTAGCTAAATTTCCTTTAGAGCTGCTTGAAAAGAAGTTCGGAATAATGGGAAACCAGTTGTATTATCATGCTCATGGAATCGATTTATCAGAAATAGGAGCTCCTTTGATGCAAGGGCAGATTAGTTTTGGTAAGAGTCAGATTTTACTGAGGGATTATATAAGGAGAGAAGAGATTAAGGCTGTTCTTTTGGAAATTTGCGAAGAAGTCGCAAGAAGGGCACGTACACACAACAAAGCTGGTCGAACAATCAGCCTGGGTATTGGATACAGTAAGGATGATCTTGGTGGTGGATTTCACCGAGCCAAAACAATAGATCTTCCCACAAATATCACGATGGACATATATAGATGTTGCTTGATGCTGTTTGATAAGTTTTACTCGGGTAAAACAGTAAGAAGTATCTCAGTTACGTTATCAAATATTGAGGATGATGTTAATCAACAGTTGAGTTTATTTGAAGTGGATAATGAAAAGAGAAGGAAACTTGGGTTTGTAATGGATGGGATTAGAAGTAAATACGGATCGAAAGCGATTCTTAGAGCAGTTTCTTATACATCTGCAGGAACTGCACTTCACAGAGCTGGACTTACTGGGGGACATAAATCATAAAAATAACCCCCTCAATTTGGAGGGGGGATAAGAAAAACATATTAAGAAGTATGTCCTCTGCTTGCAATTTCATACGAATGACCATCAGTAAAACCAATACTGGCTGTATGTCCTCTGCGTGCTTCTTGGACATCTTTTTGAGTGTTAGTTAAATAAATGCTTACAAATCCAATTAAAACAATGGCTAAAATAAAGACAGATGCATGCTTAAGTTTCATAAAGACAATCCCCTCTCTGAATTTGTTTACGGGCATAAAGCACTTTTTCATAATAAGCAACAGCCACTTTATGGTCTTCTTTTTCATTGTAATACTTCGCTGCATCTGATGCTAAATCCTCCACGTCTGAAAGCATTGACTTTAATTCTAAATAATTTAGAATTGAATTTAATTTTTCATTGTCATTATCTACATATAAGGCATGAATGAATTCAAACATTTTTGCCATAATCTCATCGTTTAAATTTTTGGACAAAGACAGACCGTGTGCACACCAAGAAATTCCCTCGGAGTGATTTCTCATTTTAAAAGTGGTTTTTGTCAACATAAGTAAGATATCTAATATGCGATTTGAATGTTCATACCCATTATCCTGATATACTCTAATGCCCTCCTTGAAGTACTCAGATGCCTTTTCATAAGCTTCCTCAGCAAAGGAACATAAGCCGAGATTGTAAAGAGATGATCCGATTAATCGTGACATATCGATTTCTCTTGCTTTATCTAGAGCATTTTTAAAATGAGGGATCGCTTTTTCAGGGTAGTCCATATCCAAATAGTTCAGTCCGATAACAAATGAGCATTGAATAACTCTTACAGTGTAGTTTTCATGTGCTTTATAACTATCGATTGCTTGAACAATGTGGTGCATCGACATATGTGTTTGCTTCATATGATAATAAATTTCTGCAACTTTATAGTGGAATTCAGCTCTTTCAATTTCATCTGCAACAAGTGATAATTTTCTCTCGGCTTGCTTATAGAAGCTTATGGCATTAAGATATTCGTATTGTTCAAATTCATACATTCCCCGGAAAAAGTTAAAATAATATTCAAGAATCCCTTTCAAATCAGTTTGACTACTTTCGATCTTTTCTAATAAGTCTGAAATTTTAGGTCGTTCTTCGTTCAATGTTTTTGGTTCAAGGTAGTCCAGCATCAGCTGATGGCGAAAACACATGAGAGAATAGTACAGCAATAAATCTTGATCTTCTTTCATATGCCTTATTTCTTCCTCGACCTCAGCTTTCAATATTTCCGAATCTGGGACACTAAATAATCTTATGTATTTATACCACTCATTTATTTTCACTCCAACTTTAGAAGAAGAGATCATCTGCTCCAACACAAGCCCTCCTATATTAAATATCTAAATATGTAATATTTTATCATATTTAAATGAATAAGGAAGATTAATGTTATCTTAAATAACGAAAAAAATACCCTCCTCGATTAAGAGAAGGGTAGGGGTTTTATCTCGGTGAATCATAATCCATTGCTTGTTCACTATCAGAAATACCTTGAGTTGTTGGGTCAACAATGATACCCATTGCAGTTAAAAATGTTAGAAGTGCATTAAATTTCTCTGTCAAATTGTCACCAAATACAGTTAAGTCATACCCAAAAGCAGAGGCAATTGCTTGTACAAATAACAGCGTTGCAGAGAAAATTGCAACAAGAAATGTCTTCTTTTTCAGTCTTACTTTCCAGTTGATTTTATTCATTAAATCGTCTCCTGTTAATTTTATTTGAGGCCAAAGTGCATAAGCAACCATGCACCGATAATAGTGGTAATTACACTTGGCAGCACCTTGAATACAAGGTCTTTTGTAAACTGAGAGGGATCAATTTTACGAGTGGAATCAGAGCGTTCCAATATTTCAACTCGATTGTCTAGTTTTTCATATGATTTGCTTAGATTTTTTAAACTGTTACTCATTTCGCTTAGAGTGCTGAACTGTTCTCTTGATTGTGCTTGAGAATCTTTATTAATTTCGACTTGCTGCTCAACAAGCGTAGCAATACGACCAATAACATTTGTTCTTTCTTCAAGAGAGTCAATCTTGTTATTGGTGTGTTTTGCTTTTTCTTCTAGTGCACTTAATCTTGAAATGGTGCTTTGCTCAAAGTTATCCATTTGTCACCAACCTTTAATGAATATAGAAAGGTGACATTACATCACCTCCTAAAATTAAGAGGATAGTCACTGATACATTAGATCAACAAATATCCTCCAAGATTATTGAATATAATTAAATTTTTGAACCGAATTGTCCTGAGATGTATCCACGTTTACCGTTATAAATAACTTCCCAGTAACCTTTTGAATTGTTTTTACCTTTAACTGAACCAGAAATTGAAATAGTGCTTCCAAGCTTAACTGTGCCAATATTTTTAGAACTATTTCGATCAGGTTTGTCCATTACGATTGCTGCGCTTGATACACCGACAATTTTGATTTTTCCCACGGATTTAATAGATGAGGAGCTTGAAGAAGTTGATGTTGTTTTTGGGGCAGAGGAGGAGGTTTTAATTGTTCCTGTAACATCAACATATTTGTCAGAAGCAGTGATGTAATATGTAGCACCTTTAGAGTTCTTAACTTTGTATTGATACGCAGATCCGACTTTAACTTTCTCAACAACTGTAGGAAATCCAATGCCTTTATTTACTGTGCCGACAACGTCTTTATCTTCCCATGATGGTTTGGAGTAGAAACGAAGACCGTTAACTTTTGATTTAAGAGAACCACTTGCTGCTGATGAAGAGGAAGAAGAGGATGTAGTTGGTTTGGTTGATGTTTTAGTTGGAGTAGTTGATTTGCCACCGAGAGCTTTTAATTCAGCAGCAATTGCAGCTTTAACTTCATTCCAACGCCCTTCATCAAGAACTCGATGCGGGCAGTACTTACCAGACCAGTCTTGATGCTTTTTAACTCGATCCACACCCCAGCCACGTTCTTTAAGGAGCTGGGCAATAAACTTAATAGCCAACGCTTCAGCTTTTCTATAGCGTTCTCCACCTGATTTAGAGTAGCAAACTTCAACACCGATTGATTTGCGGTTTCCAGTTCCGTATTCACCGTCACCGCAATGAAAAGCACTTCGGTTTGTTGGAAGTCCTTGAACCACCTCTTTGTCGTCTACAGCAAAGTGATATGATACCGTTTCATTGTTATTTCTCATATAACTGATCTCATTATTTGCGCTTGCGTCGTTTGCCGTATTGTGGAAAGTAATATACTCGGCTGTCATAGCATAGCGACCTTTGATTGGGTATTTGCCAGGGGATACTAACATTTGTCTCGCTTGAATTGTCATAAAAACATCTCTCCTAATAAGTAAATTTGAACACAAAAAAGAGAGAAGGGGGCAAAACCCAATCTCTCTTTATCTCACGTATGCTCTTGTTATCTCTGTTTTTCAAGTATGTATTTTGAATAAAATCTATATTTTATCTAGAACGTAACCACCACCTTTATTGTTCCTTTATTCTTAATCCAAGTTCAAGCTAGGTATATTACCTACGTTACCCGACACTCGTCTTCTGTCTATATCTGATGGAGTTCTAATGAAAGCTGTTCCTTCAACATCACTATAAACTGAGTTTCCAGTTACAATTAAATCGTTTGTTCCAGTGTCTTCTTGAATAAAGTAAAGGTGATAATCAGAGTGGCATTGCTTGAAAACATTATCAGAGAAAACAGCTTCTCTTACAGATCCCCAAATTGCGCGATCAATATTATTAGTGATAATGTTTCCTGAACAAATTGCATTTTGAGAGTTTTTGTACCGGACGAAGGTTTTTAAGGATTTTGCGAGGTTATTCTTAGTGAAGATATTTGCAGCATTACCCACCCAAAGGGCAGTACCGCTAAATGTGATCTCAGAGTCAATTAGTTTAATAATTTCTCCTTCAGCAACGTTGATGCACTCGTTGGCTATATTGGAAATATACATTCCTTCAATCGTTATAGACTTGCCGATCCCGTGAATACTCACTCCTCGGTCTGTAGCATTAACCAAGCTGCAGTCTTTCATTTTAAATGATTTTATATTTCCACCTGCGATCAATCGGCAGCTACTCTTATTTACACTGCTATTGCCATCAATTTCAATGCCTTCTATATAATTGTGATCTGTGATTCGCAACAATTCATCAAGTGAGTGATTTGGATTTCGAAGGAGTTTAGTGTAGGATCGTCTTTCACCAACAATTGAGACATTTGAAGGGAGTTCAATTTTTTCACTAGCGCTAGTTGTATTCTGCTTACCGATTAAATATGTACCTTTCGGAAAATGTAGTTTCCCTCCACCTTTTTCAGATAAATCACTAAGGGCTTTTTTAAACTTAGCTGTATTATCGATTAAGCCATCTGGTGAGAAGCCTAAATCTAATACATTCCAAGTAGGCTTGGATTCAATAAACTCTACACGTCTGTTTAGACTTGTTGCCAAACCTCTTCCTTCTTGAACTTCAAAAAATCTGCTATCTGTATCGTCATCAGGATATGAAATTGTTAAGGTATCGACCACTGCACGTTCAATGCCATCACTAATGTTATTAATATATTTTCCTTCAACAGCAGTTTGAGAGCTTCCACCACCATCTAAAAGAAATGCATTAATACAGCCTTCAGATAAAAATAAAGATGGCATATCATAAGCTGTAATACCACTGGATCGAAGTGAGCGGCCATCTACAGTAATGATAACTAGTGTACCATCAGATCTTTGCCCAATGGCTTGTCGAGGATGCTTAACATTTAAATCTGCCCATGTAGTCATTTGAGCCGTTCTTGGCTTAGAATCTTTAACTAGCCAAATGCCAAAAGCAAAAGAGTTTCGTGCGCCTTTAGAAATTAGGATGTCGGCATCAACTTCTCTGTTTCCGTAAACCTTCATAGTTCCATCATCAAAAAATACACAAGCCTCAGCGCCTGTGTATCCAGCAGCGTCATAATCTTTGTAGAGAACTCCGTCTTTAATTTGAAGCCCCATGACTTCACCATTTGATCGCCAACCACTAGCGTTTATTGCAACCACAGATCTTTTTCGTTTGGCCATACTTAAAACTGTTTCACGATTTGTTGTACCAAAATAAGATGATGTGGGATCAATGGATTTTTCAAAGTCGTATGCAAACGTTTTTTGAATCATACTTTTTTTAGCTTCGGTTGTTTTAGGAGTAACCTTTGTAACATAGTACTCAATACCAAGAGTGACATCCTGTTTAAAAGAACTTGTTACTGTAAAATATCTGTCATCAGTTAATACCTTGTTTAAAATTTCTGTTGTTTTCGTTTCTACTTCATTAAACTTCTGAGTAATTTTAGGAGCGGTGTATTCTTCTCCTTCTGAAGCTAGTAGTTCAACAGGCATCGGAACATATTTATCTAAATTTTGATCATATCTATAAAAACCAGCCATAACTTTCCTCCAATAAAAAAGATCCCAAAGGGGATCTTAGTCAGTTTTGTACCATACTTGTCCTGAATCTGGTGCTGTATCTGAAACAACAACTCGTTTTTTCTCAGGTGAAAAAGAGGCATCCTTATACCAGATATAATTTGCATTAAATGGCTCTGTTGCGCTTAGCAGTATATTGAAACCTTCATATACTTCGGAAGTTCCAATATCTACCCACTCAAATCCATCCCACCGATAAACGATTTTTGTTTCTTTAACAGTCACCGTCCAACCAATCTGTGGGGTTGGGTAATAGGTGAAAATATCTGAATAGGTATAGACAGATGGTTTATAAATTTTTCTTGTATTTTCTACAACTTCTTCATAATTTGATGTAGCCTGTCTACACCAAGCTGTCACTTCTTGGCACCGTTTTGTAACTCGTTCACATTCAGCTATACGTTCATTCATTCGAATTATTGTATCTTCAGCTTCATCGATAAGTCCTTGAAGAGTTTCAATAACCATATTCCCTTGTCGTTTTATCCAAATTCGAGAGGCAGGGAAGAAGGAGGCACCTTCACCACTGTAATTAAAGGTAAGTGATTTTCCTTCATTTGAAACATTAAAAAAGACAACACCCATAAGGTAATCAACCTTAAAATAATTGTCTTCAAGCTCACCATCTTCAATTTCTCGCCATTCCTTGTTACTTCCTATAACTTCGACACGAAACTCTCTGTTTGGAATCTCAGTCAGAAGTACTCTGCCGTTATAGACAGTTAATGTCTCATTATAAGTCAGATAGGGATCATCAACTGAACCTTTTCTTTTTTTACTTAAAATTGGATCGTTATACAATTCAGCAAAGTCGGTCAGATTAATCACCTCCGTTTAATTTTGCTGGTAAGCTTCCCATATATATTTGACATTTAATTTGTTTCCTCTAAAATTTTCATCTGAGCCAGTTAAAAAGATTTTATCGCCTAAAGCTCCGTAGCTTAAATCTCCGCCAATTAGAGAGAGACCAGACGCTGTACATTGATAGGCATAACCACCTGTAGGACTTTCAATAACCAGCATACTGTCTTCATTTGAAATTGGAGTTATTTTGACTATATCTGGAGTAAAGGAGAGGGGGATTTGTTTACTTGGAGTACCGTCTCCTATATAAACACCCTTTGCGAACTTAGGAGGTAGGGGGATATTTTCAGCTAATACATAATCTGATGCTGGTCGTCCACCTAACAACTCTGCATTACCGTCTATTGAACCACTAATAATTCCTAATTCATCGCGCACTGGTATTGAATTTGGCGAGGTGGTTGTAGAAGCTGTAAAACCATTTAAGGAGTCTGCTGAACCTGCAGATGAGACAATCCATTCTTCTCCGTTAAACAGTTCTTGTTTATTGTTCTGGGGATTGATCCAAATTGTCCCTGTCTCTGGATCTTCTGGCTTAGTTTCTGTGGAGATTGTATAGAGACCATTAACTTTTCCACTAAGGCTTCCTTTTACTTCGATAGATGGAGAAGGGAGGTAGGGGTTTTCAGAAGGATGATTTGATTTAACTATATCCGAAAGAAGAATCTGATTTATATCTATATCTGCATCTACTCTTCGATAAGCTTGAACACCGATAGTGTAGTACATATTTGAAGGTAATCCGGTAAAAGTGGCTGTGCGTCTGTCATATTTAACATTTTGTAAATTTTCACTGGCTTGCACAGAGCCAAATGTGTATTCCTCATTGTCATCACTACCGTGTAAGTAAACCTCAAATCCATCAATGTTGTATTTGTCCTCATCGGAATCAACATAGTTCCACTGAATGGTAATATCAACTGACCCGTTATCATTTACTTTATGGGTAATTGCAGTGCCATCAGAAGCAATGGTAGGAGGTGCAGGCTGCACTGAGATTCTGTCATTTCGGATATTGAAGTTTTCAGTTACTTTGTCCCATTCAATCTTTCTTTTATTTAATTCAGTACTTATTTTGTTTGTTCTGTAAACGGTCTTAACGATTTTCTCAAAATCAGATTGAACTCTTTTTCCATTTGTTATAGTGACACTAATATTTGATTGTTCGAAATCAATTGTTATTGCTGAAAGTATGGCTTTAATATCGGTATTTAAATCATTCTGTTGAACTCTTACTATGTCTCCTAAACTGAACCTATCCCAATTATGTTTTTCACTAATACAGTTAAAAAAGTTTACAATATCGAGTGTTACATTCACTGGCGGTGTATTACGACTTTCGAGTTCTTCGTTGGCATCATCATAAAGTTCATTCTCATCATAGATGCTGTCATTTGACCACTCAGTTGTCGAAATGAAACGTGAAAGCAGTTTTTGCTGATTTTCACTAAAATTGTTCTCAAAAGAAAGCTTTTCTTTAAGTTTAGAAATTGAAGCAGATATTTGAGAAATTGTTGATTCAATCGTAGTAATTTGGTTTTTCTTTTTTGCAACTGCTTTCTGCTTTACGGCAAGTTGAGCTTTTAGTTTACTTGTGTCATCTCCAGCTTTCTTCGCAACTTCAATTCGATCTAATAACTTTTGGACTTCTAGATCAAGTGTGTAAAGCTCATTATTCAATTCGGTTAAACCAGTTTCAACTTCGTTCTTTTGGGTGAGAAGTTTATTAAACGCATTTCCTTCGCTATTAACAAGATCATTATAATCAAGGATTGCATGACAAAGTTCATCTGGCATATAGGCACTGTGGGAAATTACATTTCGTTGTTCGTCACGTTGAAAGGGGAAGAGGAAATAAGAGAAATCATCAATGTACGATTGGCCAGTCGGGTTCACTGAATTAATACTTATACCATCTTTTCCAGTAGCATACAGTCTTGTTACCAATTCGTCTGCATCATCAGAATCGTCCATGCTAATCATATATTGCCGAGGGTTCAGTTTGAGGCCTTTGTATTTCGAAATGTCTGATTCTTTATAAAAGCTTACAGTTTCTTTTACTGTATCAAAGACTGGAACTGCATCGAACTTCTCGCAGATTGAATATAAAAAATCAAGCTTGTTAGTTGATGATACATCAAACTGTCTTCGTTTTACGTTAAAGAGAGTATCTATGTATCCAACCGTCCAACTGGTATTCTTTAAACAATCTGTAACTACTTCCTGGAGATTTTTAGATGTCTCCTCATATTTAAGAACGCTTATTCTGCTCAATTCATGTTGAAGAGATCTACACTCAACTTGTACAGTATCCATTTCACTGCTGAAAGACTTGGTTCTTTTTGTGATAATAAACCAAATCGAAAGCCCATAAAACTCAGTTTTAATTAGGTACCAGGGTTTTAGTAAATCTACAACATGATTCCTTTTAATGACCCCATCATAGGTGGCCTTAAGCGGAATAGAGAAGGAGAGTTCGTGAACGCTGCTCCCATGATTTAAAGTTACAGTTGGATTCAGAACTTCATCAATGTTGGCTATTTTAGTCTTATCTGGCTTAGCAAGGGATAAGCGTATGTTTTTTATCTCTGTATCCTTGCGAATAGTTATCAATTTTTCACCTTCTTACCGATACTTAAATCTGAAAGTGAGTCTCAGTTTGCATTTTCCAGTCACTTTTAATCGGTTTTTTCCGTAATCCAATCTAATATAATTGTCATTGAAATCATCATATCTTTCATTCCCATATAAAGTCGACTCGATTATTTCTTTATCACCATTCACTTTAACAATTTCTCTGTCTTTTAGATTGCTGAATATAAAGGGATCAGTATAATCACTCAGGTTCTCGATTTTTACATCGCCGTCGCCAATTTTAAGAATTTCAACAGTAGGGTAAATCGCAACATCGCCTTTGTTATGGAGTTCAATGGTTTTCATTCCTGATGATATATCAAAGGAATGAGTACTTGTGTTTCGACTATATGCATAAGGGGAGTTGCATTTCATTGTCAAACGAACATATCCATGTCTAGCCGCATTATGGACTAGATCACTGGTATCTACGGGCATTGCATAATACACAATGTCTAAATTTTCACTGAAAGCTAAGGGCTTGTAATCATCAACATCTAGCCAGCGCTTAATTGCTCTTATTTTTTTCTCATCATAATTTTCACCAACATAAAAGTTTAAAGGAAATTGTTTTGCTTCTCTTTTGACACCTTCAGTGTACGGCTCTGATCTTCCTTTTACATAAGTTTCATTAACTGATCGTGAACCCAAAAAAGATTCCTCAACTAACCCAGACTCTGTATTAACGTTTTCCACTCCGTAGTCAATGGACTTTTCGTTGTCAAACAGGAAATATTGGCTCTGTCTAATCAATTTTTCACCCCCAATATAAAAAGAGCCGGCTTTAGCCGACTCATGTTATGTTGAAATTCAGTCCAGTATTTTTAAGACCATTTGCTAATTGTTTGTACACTAAGCTTGCAGTTTCTTTAGCATTACTAGCTTCTGTTACATTAATTGTGAATGAGTTCTGATTGTTTGATGTATTTCCTTGAGGTGTAGAAGGGGTTACAGTAGGTGTCGAGAAGTTCTTAAGAGTTGGAATTAAGCCTTTAGTTAGACTTGTTTGACTAGTAACTGCAGCGTTCATTGCTGGTGTAACAAGAGAAATACTCTTACTTAAAACATCTGAAATTTTACCAGGTTGACCCCATTTAGAGGTAGTCTTTACTGAATTATCAGTGGACGTTTGACGAACTTGTTTCACAGCTTCCAGCATGTTTTCAGTATCTGTCTTGTTTAAAATAAGTTCCTTGTCATGTAAGAATGCAAGCTTTCCTGCTCCAAGTCCTGTGCCTGTATATCCACCAGAAGCAAATGATGACACCTTTTTACCTGTTGTATTTCCAGTTGTAACGGTATTTAATGCACTGGCAGCGTCCTTAAGCTTATCAATCAAGTTATTGGAAATACTTTTCCCAATCGACTTCATATTCTCGTTAATGAACTTGGTGAATTCATTAAGCTGTTTAGCGATATCAGTGATTTTACCATCCATAAGCTTATCTTCAAGCTTTTTGAATGCTCGTTCATCATTTACCAGGTCATCGTACTTGTTGTTAATTGATTCTTCATCTTTATCAAGCTGATCTTGAAGGGCTTCTTTCCGTTTTGTGTTGCTACGATCTTTTATATACTCATCCAAAGCTTCCTGTTGTTCTTGAAGTTGTTTCTCTAGGTCTTTGACTTGCGATTTAGCCTCAGAGGAGTCGTCCATGGAAAGTTTACTGATCTTATCTTTTGTTTCCTGTATTGCTTGGTTTTTCTCCTTCAATTCCTTTTGATATTTAGCTTCTTCGTCTTCTTTGTCGATCTCATCAATCTTATCTTGTGTCGCTTTCTGATGGGCTTCTAACTCAATATCCCGCATTTTTTCGTACATCTCTTTGTAGATGGATACAACTTCATCAGCCAATGATTTATAAATATCCTTGATCGATTTCTTGGTGTTATAAAGCTCAAGGTTAAAATCTTTCTGTTTATCTTTCCAGTTTTCGATTTCTTCAGTGATCTGTTCCTGGATGTCAGGGAAACCTTTCGCAGCTTTCTTTTGCTCTTCAAGCTGTTTGATATATTTTTTGGCTTCCTTTTGTTGTTGCTGAATGAGCTTTATCTGTTTGCTATAGTACTTAACCTTGTCCTCATCTTCTTCAGTCATTGAAATTTTATTATCAAAATCTTTAATTTTCCCTTGGGTTTTAGAAGATGACTTTTCAATTGACTTAAGCGTCTCATCAACTTTAGATTGGACAAGTTGCTTCTGTAGCTCACGAACCTGATCTTGAACAGAAATTAAATCTAGTTTGGCTTGTTTAAGCTCTTCTTGAAGCTGGGCACGTTGAGCGGAGTTCAATGCTTTATTTGTTTTTATTTCTTTTTGAATCCAATTAACTTTTTGTTGTTGGATTTTAGCTTGTTCTGCAACAGCTTTTTTCTGATCAGAGGTGTATTTGCGGAATTCCTTGCTGTCAGAAGTGTATCGGTTAGCCATTGATTCATCTTTAGCTATCCGAACATCAAAATCCCCAATTCTTTTATCAAACTCATCGAGTTTGGATTGAACTAGTTCATACTGAAGTTCTTGAATCTGATCATTGACTGAATCTATATCTCCTTGAAGGGAGAGAAGATCAGATTTAGCCTGGGCTATCCCTTGTTGCCGTTCTGCCTCAGCTTGTGACGCATCTGAAATAGAAGTTCCAATACCTTGCATGTACTTTTCAGGATCGATTGTTTTTCCATTTTGTTCGATCTGTAAATGAAGGTGGTTTCCAGTTGAGTTCCCTGTGCTACCAACTTTACCAATAGTTTGACCGGCTTTAACTGATTGACCTGTTTTAACAGAAGGAGTGTTAAGCATGTGCATGTACTTGGCAACTGTTCCATCATCTTGTTTAATAACAACCCAGTTACCTGCAGTTTTACTGTAGCCGGCAATTTGGACTTTACCACTTTGAAGAGATTTAATTGCTGTACCTGCTTTTGCAGCAAAATCAGTTCCTTTGTGTGGGGAGGAACGGAGACCGGATTCCTGTTGTCCATATTTGGAGCTTACCCTAAAAGCGCTATTATTTGTATAATAGCTGGCGATTGAAGAAGTGGCAGAGGAGAGAGATTTGCTATAGTTGGCCATGATCTTCTTGACGTAATTCTGTGTTTCTTTAAAAGGAGGGATACCACCATATTTAATTACGTTACCAGGCCCAGCATTATATGCAGCCAATGCTTTTTCAACATTACCGCCAAACTTTTCAAGCTGTTGGGCGAGGTACTTTGTTCCACCCATAACATTTTGATAAGGATCGTAAGCGTTATTTACTCCTAAGCTTTTCGCTGTTGCTGGCATCAGTTGCATTAATCCCATGGCACCTACACCAGATCGTGCTTTAGCATTAAACCCTGATTCTTGCTGAATTACAGCTGCAATAAGGGCAGGGTCAACATTGTATTTACTAGCTGCTGAATTTATGTAGCTTGAATACTTGCCTGAATATGAGCCACCAGTTGAAGTAGAGGTTCCCCCAGATGAAGATGTAGTGGTTACAATACCGTATTGAGCGATGTTACCGGATTTAATTTGATCTTTAAGAAGCTTAGCTTGTTCCTGCATAAGCTTTTTCTTTTGCTGAAGTGCTTTAATTTCTTTCTTAATTGCATCTCGATATTTCTGAGAGTATTTTGGATAATCATTGACCTGCTTGTTGTACTTGTCAATCTCAGCATTAACTTTTTCTAATGCTTCCTTGTATTTATCAACAACATACATGGAAGTCTTGGTTTCTTCATTGGCTTTTTCTTGTTGATCTGTCCAATTCTCCAAAGATGTTCCAGCTTCAACAAGTGCCTGTTTATTCATTTCTTGTGTGCTGGTGGCTTCTTCAGATGCTGAAATATAAGATTCTAAAGCTGATTTAACGCTTTGCATTGCTTCAATTTGACTATTGGAGTACCCACCAGGTTGTAGCATTTTCTCTTCAAGCTTTTTAAGTTCTTTTTTTGCATCTGCAACATTATTAATTGACTTAACTTCTAGGTCTGACAGTTCAGCCTCAGACATATCAAGCTTTCGTTCTTTTCGTAGCTTTTTCAGGCTGTCAATCCGTAAGGTATCAGCGTTTAAAGTTTTGATAGCGTTGTTAACTTCTGTTTTCATCAATTTGTTGCTATAGGTAACCATGTCGTTGTAAGCATCAAGTTTAACTTTTCTTTGTTTGATAACTTCATCACGGTTAATTTTCACAACACCGTTTTCAATGCTAATAGCCTTGGCAAGTTCCTTATCTTTTTGAATAAGGGTATTAGCTTCATTTGCAGAAATGCTTTTACCTTCAGCCATTTTTTCTAGAAGATCATTGAGAGGAGCCACTTGATCTTTGGTGTTATTGAAAATATCCCCATTTAAGGCATCTTGAACGGAATCAAACTGCATAGCATCTGACATTTCTTTAATAGCTGCCTTAATATCATCAACACTATTTGCATCCAGAGCTTCTTTTAGCTTCTTACCAAAATCTTCTGCCTCGTTACCTGCTTCTGCCAGCGTCTCACCCAAATCACCAACTTCAGATTTGACGGAAGATAAGCTCTTATCTCCATCTTTTATGTTCTTCTGTGCTTTGTCGAAGCTCATTTTAAAAACATCAATAGAAGAATCGGATTTGGAGTATGTTTCTAAGAGACTTTGAAGATCTTTTTTTGAATTATCGAAAGCTTTTTCATCACCTGAATCTAAAGCTTTTTGCATTTTTTCTTGAAGCTTTCCTAAAGAAGAGGAGAATTTTTCTAATTCTTCAGGATCTAAATCGTCTTTTAAGTTAAGTTTGTTGACAACATCACTAATACTCGTCTTTAAAGTATTACTGATATCAATTGAACTATAAGCATTTGCAATTGAAAGGACGCTATCTTTAACTTTAGCATTTCCACTCTCAATATCAGATTGAGCTTTGAGCATGCTTTGTTTAGCTTTATCAGCGGCAATCTTATAGTCATCGTCATCGGCAATGAGATCCCATTTAGGTCTACCTTTATCATTGTAGTCAGCTATTTGCTTGTACTGCTTTAATTCATCCTTAGACTTTTTAATTTCCTTAGAAGCGTCTTCGAATGTTTTCTTTGCACTGTCTCTTGTTTCTTGTTTCTTTAAAGCCAAATACTCTTTAGTATTCTCAATCGCTTTTTCAAGCTCTTTATTTGTCTTAAGAATTGCATTTCCTTGAGAATCATAGCCTTTAACTAATGCAGGGAAAGTTTGTGCTAATTGCTGAGTGACTTGAAGGTATTCTTGCTCTTCATCTGAAGTTAGAGATCTGGACTCTTTAACCTTTTGAAGCTCTTTATATTGCTGTATTAGTTTATCAGTGGAATCCTTATTAGTTGTAATTGCTTCGACATTGGTTTGCTGGCTCTGCTCAAAATCATCTTTAGCTTTTTTAGCTTCTGCAAAAGAAGAAATTAATGATTCTAGCGCCCATCCTAAAGCAGCAAACGCACCGCCAACTAATGTTGAAACAAGCAACCCTCGAAGAGCAGTTTTTAGAACTCTTGAGGCGACTGCTGCACGAGTCATACCAGCTTCTAGCCCAGCAGTTGCTAAAGTTTCTTGCCCCATTGCACGTGTGCCCAAAATTAGGGTGGTGGCTAATGCGCGGGTATTCTTACTGAGCAAAAGGGTTGCAGTGCTTACTGCAGCTAAAAGGGGAGGTAGGAACCCAACTGATTTGATTACTCCTGTTGAAACGTTAAGTAAAGAACCTGCTGCTTGAGTGAACTCAATTAATCCATCGCTAATAAAAGCATCTGAAGCAGCAATAGCAAATTCAGTAAAGTTATTTTGAAGCTTATTTACCCTAGCTTGTAGACTATCAGCATATTTTTGTTGCTCGCTCCATGCACTTCCCGTAGAGTTAGCTGCAGTTTTTGCCGCATTCTGAGCAATAGAGAAGTTGTTCATCATTGCATTAAAACGGGATAACTGATAAATACCAGCTACTCCAATTGAAGTATTTTGTTTCTGAGCATCAGAAAGCGTATCCCACTTACCAGCAACTTCACTAATTAAATCACTTGCTGATTTAGCTTCACCACCAGCTGTTTTAACTGAGATACCAATCTGTTCTAACGCTTTAATTGAGCTTTGATTATTCCCAATCCGCGCGAAAATTGTCTTTAAGGAGTTCCCGACGATATTCCCTGATTCACGTGTTGTACTAGCAATTGCAGTTGTATAACCAATAAGATCATTTAGCTCTACCCCGAATGTAGAAGCAGTTGAACCAGCTTTACGGATAGAATTGGCCAGATCTAGAGTTGTAACAGCATAGTTATTATCAACCTCATTTAATTTATCTGCAATTGATATTGAATCATTTGCTGCAATATTAAAGTTGAGCATTGCTGCCGTTAGAGTGTTAACTGTATCATCGGGAGTTAAATCAGAGACATTTTGAAGAACTTGGGCAGTTTTCGTTAACGTGGAGAGCTCACTTTCATCGAAACCCATTCTCCCAAAATCGCCTGTCATTTGAAGAATATCTGTGATTTTATTTGAAAGTGTATCACCTAAGTCAATAGATTCTTGGAGAAGTTCATTATATTTATAATCCGGCTCATTCATAACACGGCGAATATTTGTCATGAGAGTATCAATTTCTATTGCCTGGGATACCATTTCTTTAAGTCCAGAGATAGCTCCGTAGAATAAAGAACCGGAGATTAAATAGGTGGACATGCTTTTGAAGGTTTGGGTTAGTTCTGCTCCAAAAGAAGAGGCTTGATTAGCAGCTGTTTGAGCGTTGGAGGCTAATTCTCTAAATTGCATATTCAAGCTTTGAATTTGTGATCTGATATTATTGCTTCCAGTGCTTACATTAAGACTATTTACTGCATTCAAATAATCTTGAACAGCTTGTCTATTACTAGAGCCCATAGAACTGCCATACCGTGTATTTAGGTTTTGAACATTTACTTGTGCCTGTCGCTGATATAATTCAATGGTTTTCTTTAATTCATTGTTCTTCGCAACTGCCGCAGATTTATCATCTAACATCCTTATCCTATTTTGCAGTGCTTCAATTTGTTGAGCGGATTGAGCTGTGTTTATTTTTCGGCCAAGAGATGAGATGGTCGTATCAGTAACAATACCTTGCTGTCTAAGCTTCTCTAAATCTTGCTTAAGCTGCTCAATTGCTCTCCTTTGTTGGTCATAATTAGTTGTAGTTTTTGAGGAGGTCGAATTAGTTTTAGGATCAGTTGTATAAACAATATCATCGAACCCGTGGCGGTTTTTCTGCACTACCTTTGTTGGCTGTCCTTGCAGATTTCTCTGCACAGTCTTTTTTTGAACCTGTCCTAGTTTCTCAGTGGCCTGTGTTAGCTTGTTAACCTCTTGAGTTTCTTGCTTTAATGCTGTATTACGATTGTTGATTATTTTTGTTTCACGTTGAAGTATCTCACCATTTTTCTTATACTGCTGGGTGAGCTTTTCAACTGATCCGTCAGCATTCTTAATTACTGTTGAGGTTTCTTTAACTGTTTGATTATAGGATTTTAGGTTTTTCTGATATGTGTCGATAGCAGAGGAGAATTCTTGCAGAGCTTTTAAGGTTGTAGAATCAATGTTTGTATTGAGCTTGAGGGAGTTGAGTTTCTTTTCCAGGGATTTAATTTGCTGATTTAACTGTTCGACAGTTTTGGATGAGGTATCAGCTTGCGGGGTTAGTATAATTTTGAGGTTTTGACTCAAGTAAGAATCACTTCCTTTCAGTAGGGGAGAGGACAAAGAAAAAAGCCACTCAGTTATTGAGCGACTTTGTTTGCTTTCTTAATAATTACATCCATAACACCATGCCAATATTCTGCATTCGTAAGTGCTTGTTGAATGACATTGCTATCTTTTTTATACCCCTGAATATTATACCCTTCAACTTCTTGTGTGGGGAGAAAATCGATATAATGGATAGGCTTACCGAGGTCTTCAACAGTAATCTTTAGCGTGACAGATTTGACCATTTCATTTTGTATTGAAGAGGCAGACAACCCTCCAATTGCAGCTCCAATTCCTCCAGCTAACAGGCCACCAGCTACGATTCCTGATTTTGATACTTTAGAAATTATTTGATTGTCTAAAGCAATTTCGGATTCTATAACATTGGAAAAAGGGATTGTGTATTCTTCAATATGTTCATCTTTATTAAGCTGATATATTTTCACAAGGGAATCAGATTCCTTAAATGCAATTTTAGTTTTGTAAGTATTAAAGAAATTGTCTGGATTAAAACCACCGTCGAAGTGCTTAAGTGTTTCCGCATTTTCTTTTAGTTTATCTATATTTTTTTGGGCTTTAATTTTATAGGGCTCAAGTGCTAATAGGGCTAAACCTACAATTATTAAGCAAATTCCCATGCCTCTCCAGCCGTCCATTAGCAAAAAGAAAAGACAGAATAAAAAATAGCCACCATAAGCCATAAACTTATATCCCATTCAACCACCGCCGGTATCATTTTCCTACATTATACCATTGTTTCCAGTCATGGAGAACTGTATAAATGGAAAGTGAAATCATTAGTTCTTTTCTGATTTTATCTGAATGAGCAGTTCTTTGAGATAATCTGCAGTTGTAGCATTTTCTTTATCTTTTATAATATTACGAAGTGTCCATAAGCAAATTATGATTGTGATTAATACGTAAATTAATGCATTCAATCGGTTTCCCTCAGTAATTTTTGATATATTCACACCAAATAATACTTGAAATCCTATAAACGATGTTCCCAAAATCAAACTTCCAATCCCCCAAGTTTTAGATGGATCATATTGCGATTTTATTCCTTCCATCCTTGCAATGGCAGATGATAATTCAGACGGGCTTAAAGATTTTATTATTTGGACTTTCCTTGCATGTGTATGATAATCTTGTCCATTAATAGGAAATTCATGCTTGATAAACTTTATTAATTCTTTAGGATTCATTTCAGCCAGATTGTGCTTTAATACTTTTTTATTGAACATTTTCATCACCTCTCCATATTATCGACAAATACGCAAAGGATTTTAATGGAAATTAGGTTTCTAAGAGTACGTTTCTCTAATTTTCAAAATGAATGAATAGTCCTTTTTAAGATTTATACACAGTCATTCTCCAAGGAAAAATGACTCAATTTTTCGATTTTTTATGTAAATCAAAAAAGAATCATGTTAGAGTAGGTGTGCTGAAATAATTCAAAAAATTATTTTGCAATATGATTAAAGTAATATTGCCAGAGAGTTCGGGTTGGACAAAATTGTAAGTATTTAATACACTGGGGCTGCAATCAAATATGCACCTGGAATCAATTGCTAAACGGGGGAGTTTAAATGAACAACAAGAAAAATATCTTTGATATTGTAATGTACATTATTTTCGGTGTGTTAAGTCTTTTTCTAGTTGCAAAAACTGATTATGGCACTGGAGTTTTAGTGTTTGTTGCAATTTTATACCTCGCTGTAATTGCTTATAAAATTAAGCAAGTATTTAGTAATTCAGATTCTTAAGGTGTAACACAAGGAGGATTTCAATTGAGAAAGAAAAGAGTTATTACTTGTGTTATGGCTGCATCATTGACTTTAGGCTCACTTTTACCTGCAGGTTACGCTACTGCAAAGGAGGACTCTAAGACAACCCCTTCTTACGAAGAACTAGCTCTACATTACAAAATGAAAAGTGAAAAGATTTCATCGAACGGGAAATTAGTTGAAATTGAGTATGTGAGTGGAAATGAAACTCACAAAGTTCAGATGAACGGAAATGATCATACTGTAAAAGTCGATGGCATAGAACAAAAAGGCTTAAACTTTGAGTATGATGAAAATGCTGCTAACAGAACAAATTATGAAAACAATAATTTGAAATCAAATGAATTCACAACACAGGCTGCAAAACCTAAAAAGGGATACCATTATGTGGGGACTTTATCTGGGCATACAAAAGCAGCTAAAAATGCGTTATCAGTTACAATGTCATTAGTCGGTATTGTCCCTGGCTTGGGATGGGGGAGTAAGGCTGCCACTATTTTATTCTCTTATTGGGCAAAAGAACAAATCCCTGATGCGTATTATAAATATGATTTATACGAAAAAGGAGCAATGACTGATAGTTGGTATCAGTATGCTACAGTTCAATTTTTTGAAGATAAAGCCCATAAAAAGAAAATGGGCAAACCGTGGACTAGTACTCCTGCAAAAGTAGATTTACCTAATAGCTAATTTTAAAATCACTTTGTCTTTATCGGGGGACAAAGTGATTCTTTGTTTTATACATAAGCAAAATCCCTCAAACGAGGAATCTTGATTCTGAATAAAAGAGGGATTTTAACTAAACAAATATTTGATTCTTTTCTTCTTCAAAATCCCGTAAATCATAATGTTTGATTGTTGTTGATACATCTTCATGATGAGCTACATATTTGCTTATCAATTCAATTTTGATTTTCTTAACTTCTAGGAGATAAGTGATGCATGAGGCTTTGAAGAGGTGAGGGTTAATACGTCGGCCAAGAATATCTGATAAAACGTCAGAGCAAAAATAATCAGCCCAAGACTCTGACATCTGTTTAGGCTCTCCACCATACTGAGTAGTGAAGAGGTATTCATGATCATAACCGCGTTTTTCATGCCACAATCGAAGGTACTCCAATGCTTCTGTGTTAATCATGTACTCAAGTGGTTTTCCTTCACCTTTACCTTTTCCGAATACCTTATGGCTCATTACATATGACTGCCCCTCTGGAATAGGGTAATCTAATATTTCTGTTTTTAACTGTATGAGTTCTGCTCTTCGTCCGCCGACATTAAAGGCAGTGGCAAGCCATGCCATCCCCAAATAATTTTCATCCTCTTTTAGGGCGTCCATCATAAGTTTATATTCATCATATGTAACTTTTACTTTTTCATATGTTGTGGTTTTTGGAATAGCCGGGAGTCCACGTGTGAAGTTTCTGAATTTCTCATAATTCTCATCATCTTCTGCAACAACATTTTCAATGTAATTATTTAATGATGATACACCGGCTTTTTTTAATGCAATCCCACTGGAAGACATTCCACGATTTTTTAAGAAACTTTGATACCTAATGAAATCACGCTTTGAGATCTTATAAAGTTTTTTGCCGTTAAGAGAGGTATGTACCCACCAAAAGAATTGGCGGAGGGAGGAGTAATACTGTTTTCGTGTTTTATCTCTAAATGAGTGAGCATCTAAAAACTCTTGAACCAAGCTTCTGTGCTCTTCATCTACTTGCTCCCACATTGACTCCGTGATCTCGGGGAGTTTTATTGCTCGAGATCTGAGCATATTCTTTTCAATTGGTTTGGTCATTAATTCACCACCATTAGTCTGTTTTAATACCGTCTGCTTTTAAATCTTTTTTTAGCGCTGCAGTTAATCGTCCATCTCTTAAGGTCTCAGAGGTATTCTTCATAAAAGGACGAGGTTTACCGTATCCATATCTATATGAATCAGGGTATGTATACCCCTGCCCGGTTTCAATAACTGTAGCAATGTCTTTTCCATCATCTTCTCTAATATTGTCCAATGACACCCCGTTGCTTTCGTTGGTGGTTATAAAGGCATCTTTAACTTGTCCTGTGCGTTCATAAAGTAGGGGATCATATGCACCGTAAACATCTTCATCAATGTGCTCTTGTCCTGTTTTCACCATAATTTGTTTCACATTAGAGGAAGACTTATGAATTGATTGAATTGCAGCTTGTTCAACCATAGCTTTGATATCTTTAATAGTTTTCGCCACTAACTTCACCAGAACCAGTCTCTATTTCTTCTACCTTTTCTAGAATAAGTTTGTTGATTTCCTCGTGGCTCATAGTTAACAAGTCTTCAGTGATTTTTTCTAAAGCTTTTGTTGCATCTTTAAGCTTCTTCATACTTTCTTTTGGAAAACTGTTAATAATCATAGGGAAGAATTCGGAATCTACAAGCTTAAGGTACCATTTAACTTTATTTTTGATGTCATTCGGAATCCCCAAATCTGAAAATTCTTTGACAATTGAAAAGAATACCCATTGAACAGTGTTGATTTTACTAAAATCAATACCTTTATCTTCAGCTTTTTGTTGATCAGAGATCATTTCAGTTAGCATTTTTGTTAACCGAGAAGGAGAAAAGTATGGGTAGATGAATACATGTACATCATCGGTTAATTGGACTTTTTCTTTCTTGTCGTACTTATTGACACTTTCCTCAATTAAACTTAAATTCAATTTTTTTGATGCCATTTAATATCCTCCTTTTGAGCAAACAATGATAACGTGTTTATTCTGTAGATAAGGTAACTGAAGTATAGGCTTCCCCAACAATTTCTTGATATTGCTCAGGAGTAATTAAGTTATTGTCTACTCCTTCTTTGAGTTCTTCCTTAGTTACATCATCGTAATAATAGGCTTCTTTAACCTGATCAAGAGTTGCCCAGTTTTTGTTTAGGGCTATAACCCAAAAATTGTTCATGCTGTTGTCCCATCTTTCAAGTTTTTAACTTCAGTTTGTAAATTTAAGATTAGGCGATTTTGTTTTAAGATTAAAATTCTGGCTTCAGCTAGGGATTGTCCAAGTAATTCCACATCAGAAGGTTCTTCAGGGAGTGGTGAGAGGCTGTCAATGTATTCTTGAGAGGCTGTTTCTATCCAAACTTGTTTTGATAAATCAAATCGTGGGAGGTAATAGGAGGGAGAGTCAGGTAATGGAACAGAAGTGCAATTATCGGGAAAAATATAATCTCCCTTTTCATCCATTTCAGTTACAACTAGGGGTTCAACGAACATAAAATTTTCGTCATATTTATAGACTTGTATCATGACTTACCTCCTAATTCAACGGAACAGCTACATCTATGTAGTAACCAGTTATTGCAGCACTATTGTCAGCCGATACCCCACTTAGCTGAAGGTCTCCATTAGGATTTACAAATAATTTGCTTTTGCCAAAAGTTCCACTTACTTCAACAGACTTAACAGCACCTTGCGTTGGAGAAAATTCAGTTGGAATAGAAGCAAATACTACATCTCGGTTAGTTACAACGTGCCCACTAAGCTGTAAAGTTCCAGCTACTTTACGATATAGAAGCGGCCTAGAACCAGTCTTTGCGCCATTTTTATATGTAACGCTTAACCAAGGCACATTATCAATTTCACTGCTACTTATCAATCGTTCCCAGCTTGACCATGCTCCGTTTATCAATGATTTTCTGTAAGTCTTATTATCATTAGTCAGAACAATAGCTTGACCATAAAGTTTATCAGCACTACATGTCCAAAATCCCCGCCCATTACTTGGAGGTGCCTCTAGGGCAGCCTTATCATAACCGAAATATGTTAAAGTAGGGGAATTCAAAAGTTCAGAATGAAAGTCGCTTGTTATAGAAACTAGCGGTTGTCCATCGTCGCCTGATATTTTTGTTAATTGAGCCGAATTCCATTTGTTTCTTTCAGCATTGGTGATATGGCGCTCATTATCTTTTGTGTGTGCATCAAATTCTAATTTTGTCGCTTGTTTATCATTCGTAAGGTTTCCTAATCCGACCTGAATTGCAGTTACTTTATGAGGATTGTTTGTGTTCTGAGAATGTGCGTCAGTATACTTTTTGGAATTACTTTCAGCTGCATTCCAAGCGGTTCTTTCGGCTGCTGTTATATGAATAATTGTATCTTGAGCATGTTGATCAAATTCAGTTTTAGTTGCTTGTTTTTCATTCAGGACATTTGCTAAACCAACTTGGCTTTTAGTTACAGAATGGGGGTTGAGAGTATCGTTTAGGTGCTCGTCAAATTCCTCTTTAGTTGCTTGGACATTATTTAAAACATTGCCCAAGCCAACTTGCTCTTTGGTAACTAAATGAGGATTAGATTGATTATCAGTATGTTTCTTAAGCTCATTCTGTTGATACTCCATAAATAAATTTGTTTTTTCTGTTAATGCTTGTTCATGCTCAAGCATATGTTTTTCAGCTCTGTCATTGGATCCTCTTAATGAATTGATCTGAAGATTGTTTTGTTTGAGTTGACCGACATATTTACTGCTGCTCATCTTAACTCACCACAATCCCTTTAACAGTTACATCACCAGTAACAGAAACAACTTCGAACATAACTTTAAACAATCCAGCAATGTCGAAGTCCCAATACTCATTAGTATTTAAAGTACTGCTTCCAAGTTGGAAGTCTGTTTTATTGGTGCCACTAAGGGCAGTTTTTTCGCCATTTTCATCAACTGCATAAAACATTATTTCTCGTGAAGTTGAGGAACCGGAGATCTTAACAGTAAGTTCCCGAAAATGACCAACTACAAATTCTTCACCTTCAGATGGGGAAGTTGTGGCTTCGTGAAAAGTAAATGAAGTTTTGTCTGGAATCGTGATTACGACATTTTCAGTCGTTTCTGTCAACAACTCCACCTCCTTAATCTGTATAAAAACTGTCTTTTATCTAGAAAAACAAGAGGGGAGGACTTATTCAAAAAGCCCATCCTCTTGTAGCTTATTCCATATACCTTCCCAAGCTGGGGTAGAGGAAGGGGATGACTGAAGCGAACTTAAAGGTTCGTACTCATTGAAGTCGCCTTCAAAGCGTTGCTTGAAATCATCAACACTGATATAGGATCCATCTGATAGTAATAGGAATTTTTGTTCCAAACCATCAAATTGTTTGAACAGACCACATACTTCATCAAATGTCATTATTCCATCCCCCAAACAACGATTTTTAACCCAGTTAGATCAACTGTACCGGCTGCTTTAACTGTCAGATGTATTTTTGGAGCAGTGAAAGTTAATTGTTTTTGTAAAGGGTAATTCTGAACAAAAACAATGCTGTTGAATAGAACAGAATTATCATTACCTGATGTAGTTGCAGAATAAAATGGGATGTTTTTCGGTACGGAATAAATACTTGCTAAAACTTTGCTGTTTGAGCTGTCTGTTTGAGTTGTGTACATAGCAACACCGTAAGTTCTGAAAACACCAAGTGAATCGATTAGATCAACTGTATAAGACTTAGTTGCACCTGTAGCTACGGTATCAGCATCAGTAACAACAAATTCAGAATAGGATTTTTGAACTTGGGTTTTAATTGCTGCAGTGTTTTTAACCAAAACAGGGACAGAAGCCGTATTAGTTATATTTACATCAAGTGCAGTGTTGGCCACATTAACATTAAGAGGCTGGTCATTATTGAGACCAACCTCCAAGGGGACAGTGGAACGTTCAATTGATACAGCTGTTATGGGATTACCTGTCCCATCATCTTTTGCAGAGGTGTATTTATCACCGTCCTGGTTTAAAAAAGCAATAATAAACGCCTCCTTAATTATTCAGTTGTTCCGCCAAGATCTGAGCTTTGAGATGAGCCAGTTCCTTCATCACTAGTGACAACGCCCTTTGTCCCATCAGCTTTACGTTTTACACGAGCAAAGTTACCGATTTTTCCGTTATTATCAGCAAGGGCTCGATAGCCGATTTCCGGAGTGTATGCATTTCCTGCTTCAAACGACATATCTGCTTCACCAGAGAAGTTTACTTTAGGGAGCTGAATATAAAGGTCACTGTAGATTTTTGAAGTCTTAGGATCGTATTCAATTGTGTGAATTTCAAAGTAGTAATTCTCAGAGAATTTTTCACCGTTAATTTCAACAGTCTCGGCTTCAACTTCAATTTGATAATGAACTGCTAAAGCTTCACCCTTGGTTGCAAAGGTATCAGGCACAGTAACTGTTTTAGATGCAGCGTCAACTTCAATTTGATCTCCATCTTCGTTAGTTAATGAAACTTTAGACAATGGGAGATATGAAAGGATAACCGTACCAGTATCACTAACTGTTAAGCTTTCATCTTCCCACACAGAAATTGTTTCGTTTTCAATTTTTACACCTTGCTGCATTGCCATGAAATCAAGATCAAAGAAAGCATTTCGGACATTACCCGATACTTCTTTACTTGAATTAATAACATACAGGTCTCGGTTACCCCATCCGCCTTTTAAAAAGTCTTGTTGAACTTGTTGGGAAAACTGAGTCATTTGTGTAACACCTGAAGCAATAACCTTATTATCGCTCAGACGTTTAGCTGTAATTTTTCCAACTTCATGGATTACTGTTTGTTTTGCCAAATTGTTTCCTCCTAAATAAAAATAAAAAGAGACTAAAGTTAATTAGCCTCCAAATAATTGCTCGATATTTTTAGCATCTTTAGTGCTCAGGTGATAAGACTCTTCCTTGTAAAGATTAATGTGACTACTCCAATCACTTACTTTGACATCAGGAGAGACGGTAGCAAAAAGTGTGGTTGTGTTATAATTCATAACTTCAGCCATCCTGTAGAACGACAAATATAGTTGATACATCGTCATTTCAGATATTTCTTCATACGTGTATCCGTTAAATGCAGCAACACAGCTTACTATATCCTTTAAATCACTTTGAGAATCTTGTTGCTTGAGTGATTTACTTATATCATGGAACTCCTGAAGTTCATCATTGTCAACGACCTTGTCTTCAGTGATACAATGCATGTCTAGTATTAGTTTTCGGAGACGGGGAAAATTATGTTTTCCAATCAACGATAGGGAATCCTTGTTTATCAATACTTTTGAAAAAACTTTGAAATAAGCCTCGTGAAAATCAGGGAGTACCGAATGTACAATTTCATAAAGATCTCTCTTTTTCATTTCAATGATAAATGGGTCAAGCGAGCCATCCTCATTAAACCTAGAGTATTCTTTAATGAGACTTTTCTTATTCATCCTCAACATGCTTAGTTCTTTGGTGTAGAGAGGATAATCTTTTAAGCGGATGAAATCAATCTCACCTATTTCAGTCTGGATCGGTTTTCCTAAGAAAAAGAAATCCTTTAACTCATTCATTTACTTGCTCCAAAAGTAAAGATCATCTTGTAGCCCAAATATCCGTCAGGGGGATTACTAATAAGCAAACGTTTATAATCTACTGTTACACCAAAACCAGCAATATTTTTATTGAAAAATAATTTTGAAACCCTGTCGATGATTTTCAAACTTCGATACTCAGATATCTCAAATGTATTAATGTGTGTGTATACATCGATCATCAATTCTTGATTTAACAACATAAAGCTTTGGTTTGTCGGCTTAGGCAATGCATTCCCTAAATAAATACACATCCTACATAATGGTGAATCCGATAGATCATCTGTTTTAGGTGCTCGCTTGAATATGGTATTGATTATAGGGGGAGAGTCATTTGTGGAGTCATAATAATTTTCGAGTGATTGAACATCTGGATGAGAAGGGGAGAGAGGATCAGTTTTGTAATACAAGAGCCGATTCAGTTCAACATCATCCATAACTAATCTGAAGACTTTTGTCATCTGTTCAACAGTCATGCTCATGTCTTTTCACCAACTTTCTTTTTGGCAACCAATTTTATTGTTCCGTGGTCTCCATAAACTTTAGAATAGTCTATATCATCGACTTGATAATCTTCGCCAAAGAAGGTGAGGGTAAGTCCAATTTTCAATTTTTCATGAACAAGATAAGGAATTGTAATGTTTGCTTGACCATCAGGAAGATTTACCGCCAATTCAGTGCCATTTATTGAAGTTGTCCTTTCGAATATGCAGGGGACTTCAGTTTTTTCGCCAGGTACTTTTTCATAAATTGGCTTACCAGTGATTTCGTTAATTTTGCCAGTATCGATTAGCTTGTCTTCTGAAGTAAGAAAAAATGATGTTCCACATATTTTTATCTCAGCCTTTTTGTAAATCTTATTACTGAGAGGGTGGGAGGTGATGAGCCATGTTTCATCATTAAACTTAACAACTCCGCCACGATAAATGTCAGCAATTTCACCTAATATATATCTTGCAGAACCATCGCCACTAGAGTACTTAGAGGTGATCATTACTGTTTTTTCGATTCCATCAATTGTGACTTTTTCAGATTCAAACCCCTTAAGGCCTTGTTGGAAAATAAGCTTACCATCATGAAGAAGTTTATTATTAATGTTAACCTTGTGGTAATTACTGTAGTCCTTCATTCGAATCACCGTCTGTTACTAAGTTATCCCTAAGTCTGCTTAATTCACCACTTACTGTTAAAATAGTGTCCCTGATTTCAGTGAGTTCAGGATCACTTAGCAGCTTTTTATTAAGGTATTTCTCCAATTTGAAGAGGACTGAATTGTTTCTTTTACACAGTTTATTGCAAACAACATCTAAGTCCTCAAGCTTTATTTGTCCATCTTTATGTGCCGATTTAACTTTAATTGTACTCATAGATAATCCACCGCAGCGTTCAATATCAAGCGCTCAATTTCGTCTTTCTGATCCATTACACTTTGTTTAAGTGAATTGAGTTGCGTACCAAAGTTCTTGATCCCCACATCATTAGTGAAGGGCTGCCACGTATTCTCAAACAAGGTCTTTTTATTTAACAAAAAGATGTATCTCAAGAAGTGTGCAAGAATAAGAAGATCATCCTCAGATAATTCTCGATTAACAGTTTCAGTTGAATTATCAGCTTTTAAATTGTCTCTAAGCCGGTTATTGAAATGAAGGATTGCATTTCGAATTGATTTATAAATGTCCTCTTCTTGTTGAGGAACATCAAAATCGGACGTCTCGCAGTTGTTTAAAAAGGTTTCCCATATTTGATCATAAGATGTCATAAAAATCCCTCCTCTTAGTCAAAGAGAAGGGAAGGATCAGCGACTCCCATCCAATCAGCCAAAACTTTTAATTTGCCTGCAGCAATGTCATCACTAAATTCTGAAGCAACGTCAATAATAAATTGCTTCTCAGAATCCACTGTGATTTTATCGAGCTTATTTTTTAGTTGAGCAATATTTCCCGATTTAATCATCTTTTCAATTTCTTCTTTGGTGTGAATGTTATTTTCATAAGCCTCCGACTCAACAATAGAATCTTTAATCTCTTTGGTTGTCTCGTTATCTTCAACAATAACTAATTCACCTTTATCGAAACAAACGCTGTTCATTGTGAGCCATTCAACAACTTCTTTTGGAACTTCTTTAATATCAGCCTTACCATTTTTACTACCAGCCCAAGTGTATTGTTTATGTCCACCATCGCCGGTATACCCAACAAAATAAGATGTACTTCTGTATCGTGCTAACTTAATTTTTTCAGTCAAATTTATATCCTCCTAAAAAATCCTCATATTTTGATTTAGATAGATACTGCTGCTTGTTCTTCAATAATTCCGATTGCTTCTCCAAAAAGAAGGTTAACAGAAGCATCTTGAACAATTTTCATTTTGATTCTTTCATCTTCGATATCTTGTTCTGTCAATTGACGCAGTCCGCCATACTCAACAACAGAAAATGGTTTTTGAGAAACGCCGCCGGCAAACATATAACCTTTGTTGACAGGAAGTTCGACTTTACTATTTGTATCATCTGTAAATGGGTTAGTGAGGTTAACAGCAGTTGTTCTGCCGATAGTTGTTGGATTTAGAGCAGTAAGGAGCTCGCCTTTTACTTCTTCTGTTAAGAAGTTCTTATACGTAGAGTCTGTTCCTTGTTGGAATGCGAAGTAGTCAATGAGAAGAGTGTCAGCGACGAAGATTGGTTTTCCACCATAACGTTGAAGCACGGAAGCTACTTTGTTGTATTGTTGAAGAGTAAGATTTGAGCCTGTTTGAACATTTTTTGCAGGGATTTTACCAGCTGTAATTGCGCTTGC